GTCCGGGATATACCGGGGAAACCGTTAATGAAGCAAGCGCTTTATCTGTTTCAACAGTTATGGCCTGCGTCTCGTTACTATCTGATTCAATTGCTGGTTTGCCTTTGCATTTATTTAGAGAACAATCAGGAAGAAAAGTTGAATTAAGTAATACTGCATTTTTAGACAAACCAAATATTAACGAAATGCGGTTTGAAACTATTCATCAAATAATTACTAGTTTAGCAATACACGGAAACAGCTATTCAATTATTGATCGAGATAAGCAAGGAAGAGTTACAAATATTCAAAATATTCACCCTTCGATCGTAAAAGTAAAATTTAACGGATCAAAAAGATCATATCAAGTAAATAATAAAGTTGTTGATCCGGCAAATATGCTGCATATTTTATGGTTTAGCCAACCGGGACAAGCTGAAGGAATTAGTCCATTAAGAACAAATAAAAATACTATTGGTTTAGCTTTAGCAATGGAAAGGCACGTTGCGCAATGGTACGGTCAAGGTGCAACTCCTTCTTCTGTTTTAGAAACAGAACACGATCTAACACCTGAGCAAGCAAAAATGTTGCAAGATAGTTGGAGTTTATCTCACAATATGAATCGAAAACCTGCAGTTTTAACAGGAGGATTACGTTGGAAAGCGATTCAAAGCGAGGCCGGATCTGAATTAGTTGCAGCAAGAGAATTACAAGTTTCAGAAATAGCAAGAATTTTTAGGGTACCTTCTAACATGATCAATGCACAAGGTCCTTCAATGACTTATTCAAATGTTCAAAGTCAAGGCACAGCATTTTTAAGATTTACTTTATTACCTTGGATTAATAGAGTTGAGCAAGCTTTAACAAGTTTGTTTCCTCGTGGTCAATTTGTTAAGTTTGACGTTGGAGAATATTTACGATCTGATAAATTAACGCAAGTTAAAACGCAGCAAACAATGATAGCTTCTGGATTATTAACTCCAAACGAAGCAAGATTTGAACACGATCTGGAACCTTATGAAGGTGGAGATAAATTTGTTATGGCACTTCCGGGAGCGCCAATGGCTACTCCGTTTGATCCGCCTCCGGTTGGTGAAGATCAAGAAACACCAGAAGACAACGAAAATGCCGTATAAAATAATTGAAAACCACCCAGACTGCGCTTATTTTGCAGTTGTAAAGGAATCAGACGGCGAATTAATGGGTTGCCATAAAACAAATGATAAAGCTAAAAAACAAATTACAGCTTTAAATATTTCTGAGTACGATGAAAATGCTAAGAAGTACAAAACTAAAACAAAAAAAATAAAATACAATCGAGATGAAGGAGCGCAAACTCCTGCGCCTAAAAAAGATCAAATAACAGGATCAGATAAAAATAAACCGGGATCCGCTGGATCAGGATCCGGTGCTTCAATTAAGTTTTCAGAAAAAACATTAAAAAGTATTGAAGGCAGAATTGAAAAACATAATCAAGAAGTTGCTGATAAAGGTTTAGCAAGTTGGCGTAAATTGAAAATGGGTCAAGCAAAAAAAGTTGTCCGTAGAGGATTTGGTGCGTTTAGCAGTAGTCATAGACCCGGAATGAGTAGAGTTCAATGGGGTTTAGCAAGATTAAAAGCATTTAGTTATTTATTATTAAATGATAAACCGCAAAACTCTAAATATACAACTGACAATGATATTTTACCAAGCCAACACCCAAAATCAACTAAAGAAAAAAAAGAAGAAGAAATTTTAGAATTAGAATTAAGACAAGCGCCTTCAACAGTTCCGCCAGCTTGGATGATCGCAAACTTTAAAAAAGGTTTAAAGTATTACGATATGGGTTTAGGTGGTCAAGGTTTAGTTAGATCAACGCTAGCTGACGCAAGAAGAGGTGCAGCCGGAGAAGCATTGGGAGAAACTAAGATTAGAAAAATGGCTGGTTGGTTTCCTCGTCATAAAGTAGATCTAACAGCACCTAAAAATAATATAAATTCAAGCGAGTACGGTCCGAAACAAGATCCACCTAAAAAAGCGCCGGGAATTACAGCTTGGTTATTATGGGGAGGCGATGAAAGCGGATCAGATCGTGCAGAAGAGTGGGCCGAAAGAAAAAGAGATCAGTATAATAAGCATGAAGAAGAAATGAAAAGAAACGCGCAAGAAAATATGGCTATTAACGCTAAACTTAAAAAAGAGAAAGAAGCAAGGGAGCACTTTGTGAGTACAGCAACAATTGAAAAAGAAGTTAGGCATTTTAATGTTCAAGAAATAGAATGCAGAGATAACGAAGACGGATCGCTTACATTGAAAGGTTATGCTTCAGTTTTTGAAGTACAATATCCGGTTAATGATCAAAGAGGAAGTTATTTAGAAAGTATTAATCCCGGAGCATTTAAAAAAACATTGTCTGAAAGAGCAGATGTAAAACTTTTAGTAAATCATGACGGAGTTCCTTTAGCTAGAACACAATCAGGAACAATGGAGTTAAGAGAAGATCAGCACGGTTTATTTGTTGAAGCAACGCTTGATCCTGAAAATCCTAAAGTTAAAGAAATAAATTCAGCAATGAAACGCGGCGATATGGACGAAATGAGTTTTGCTTTTGCTGCAGTTAGAGATGAATTTAATGACGATTACTCAGAAAGAAATATTAAAGAAGTTAAGCTTTATGATGTTTCAGTTGTTACTTATCCTGCTTCAAGCGCAACTCATGCAAATATTAGATCTACTTTTGGAAGATTAAATGAATTATTAGACAGCGAAACAGATCCTGAAAATAAATTGCAAGAAATAAGAAATATGGTAAAAGACCTCGATCAATTAGATGATCAAAAAGAAATTTCTAAAAATAGTATGTCAATAAATCAAGCTAAAAGAAAACTTGATTTATTGGATCTATAATAAGAAAAAATCGCGCCGCAATTAAGATTTTATTCTGATTTGCACCCGATAGAAAATAATAAATAATAGGAGAAAATAGATATGAGCGAAGAGAAAAAAGAATTAACTTTGGTTGATAAACTCGTTGATTCAAGAAAAGCACTCCGTGATGAATTAGATTCTTTAGTTGCAAATGCAGAGGACGAAAAAAGAGAATTAAACGAAGACGAAGCTGCAGATTTTGAAGCTAAGAGCGCAAAAATCAAAGAAAAAGATTCTTTAATCGAAGAAATGAGATCTATGGCAGACAGAGACAAAGAAGTTGAAGAGTCAAGAAAAGTTATGTCAATTGACAATGACGATCTAACTCCAGCTGTTGAAGTTATGTCAGAGCCAAAGACTTATTCTGAAGAAGGTCGCAACTCATTCTTGAAGGACGCTTTTGCTGCAAAAGTAAATGGCGATTATTCTGCACAAGAAAGAATTGTTAGACACCAAAAAGAAACTCAAGAAACTCGTGATATTGGAACAGACGCATTCGCAGGATTAGTTGTTCCTCAATATTTGACAGACAGAGTTGCATTAAAAGCTAGAGCGGGATCACCGTTTTACAATGCACTTCCTAAAGCACCTTTACCAGATAAAGGTATGAAGGTTGAACTCTCAAGAATAACAACAGGAACTGAAGCTGCTTTTCAAGCAACTGAAAATGCTGGTGTTCAAGAAACAAATATGGACGATACACTTTATTCTGTTAATGTGAATACAATCGCTGGCCAACAAGATGTTTCACGTCAAGCAATCGAAAGAGGAACTGACGTTGAGCAAATTGTTCTAGGCGATCTTGTATCTGCATATTTCACAACTCTTGATGAAAAACTTATCAATGGTGATGGAACAAATAACACTCCTGTTGGAATCAGAAACGTTGCTGGAATAAATACAGTAACCTATACTGACGCAAGCCCAACAGTTGGAGAGTTATATCCAAAGCTTATTGACGGAATACAAAAAATTAATAGCAATAGATTTGCTGCTGCAACTGCAATTATTATGCACCCAAGAAGATGGGGTTTCCTATCTGCTGGAGTTGATGGTAATTCAAGACCATTAGTTTTGCCTGCTGGTAATCAGCCGGACAATGTTTATGGAGTTGGAGAAGCTGCAGGATATGGCCAAGTTGTCGGTCAAATTGCAGGTTTGCCAGTAATTGCTGACGCAAACATCACAACAGCTGATGGTGGCGGAAACAATCAGGATCAAATCTATATCGTTAAAGCAGACGATCATATTCTTTTCGAAGAATCAGGAGCACCATTTAAGCTTCGATTCGAAGATGTAGGATCTGGATCTTTAACAGTTAAGTGCGTTGTTTATGGTTATGTTGCTTATGCAGCTGGCCGTTATCCAACAAGCATAACAAAAATTCAAGGAACAGGGTTAGTTACACCTTCTTTCTAATTAAATAAATTTGGTTAAGGTGGATCTGGCAACAGATCTGCCTGACCATATAAGGAAAAATTATGGCAAAAGATAATGAAATGATAAATGCTTTATTAGCAGAGCTTAAACATTATGAAACTTTTAAAAACAAAAAAAGGGCAGACGAAGTTAAAGCGGAATTAAAAAAAGCTGGCTGGAAAGCACCTAAAGAAAAAACAGAGACAAAAAAGAAATAGGTTTTAATGGCGATCACTAATGGTTATTGCGCATTGTCAGAACTTAAAGCTTATATTGGAATTACAGATTCTAATGACGATAATCAGTTAGAAGACGCTGTAAATTCTGCAAGCAGACAAATTGATTCTTATTGCAGACGTAGGTTTTTCGTCGATGGCGGCGCAAGCAGTAGAAAATATATAGCAAAAGATATTTTTAATTTATATACAGATGATTTTTCAAATAACGATCCTACTGTAAAAATTGACACGAATGATGATGGAACTTTTGATTTAACTTTAGCTGCGGCTGATTTTGAGCTGCACCCTTTAAATGGATTAGCTAATGGAATTGAAGGTTTGCCATTTAATAAAATAGTTTTAATGGACACAGCTTCTGACACTTTTCCTACTCACGATCGTAGGGCAAGAGTTCAAGTTACTGCGACTTGGGGTTTTGCTGCGGTACCTGAGCCAATCAGACAAGCTACTTTAGCTTTATCTTCTGAATTATTTACAATGGCTACTACACCTTTAGGAGTTGCTGGAGTTTCTGAATTTGGTGTTGTTATGTTAAGAGAAAACAGAAAAATAACAACTATGATCAAAGACTACAGAAGAGGTGATGGTTTTGGCGTCGCTTAGTTCAGTTAGAGATGGTTTAAAAACAACAATTGAAAATGTATCTGCTTTAAGAGTACATGATACAATTCCAGATATTATAAACCCTCCGGGAGTTGTTATTTCTCCCGATCGTATTGAATTCGCAACTTCAATGCAAAGAGGTTTTGATGAATACAATTTTGACTTGCTTGTCTTAGTCAGCAGGGCTAGTAGCAGATCGGGACAAGATGAACTTGACTCTTATATAACTGGATCAGGATCTAACAG